ACGACGTACTCCCCGCTCGCATACCAAGCTTCGATCATCGGGATCTGCTCGCCCGCGCCGCGCTGGGCCGGGCCGCCCGGGCCCTGCCAGGAGATGTCGCGGCGCCGGGCCCACGTGCTGTCGCTCGAGGACCGATCGCCGACCGCCGCCAGATCCTCGAGCCCGTGCCACAGCGGGCGCCCGTCGGCGTCCTCGTCCTCGGCCAGCGCCGCAAGCTGCCGGCGCGTCCAGTAGGTGCGGTGGAAGTAGACCTCTGCCTTTTCGGCCACGGTCGCCTCGGCCGAGAAGAAGAAGTCGAACCAGTCAACGTGGAGGATGCGCGGGGTAACCTCGCTCGCATCCCACGGGACCTTCGAGATGCCGTCGCCGATGATGATCTTGGACCGTTGGATCATCTGGTAGGGGATGTCCCAACCGCAGCGGTCGAGATAGTGCTGCAACCGCATCTGCTTGGCCTGGGCGTAGGCGACCGCCGCCGGCTTGCGCGCGGTCACCGTGATCGTCGGAGGCTGCACCCCAAGCCGTGGCAGTTCGTGTTCAACGATCCAGAACACAAGCGGGACCTCGAGCGTTGACCATCCGCCCCGGTCCTCGGCCTGTTGGATCGCGTCGCGGCGCTTGCGGCTGTAGAGGGCGTAGTCGTCCAGCGCCCGTTCCTCGCGCTCGGAGCGGGTGTCGCGGGCGTTGTGGAAGTCGTTGCGGACCTTCTCGACGAGGTCGCCGCGTTCCTCGTCGGTCATCCGCGCGACTCTCTTGTCTACGTCCAGGATCCAGGGGCGCTCGTCAACGGCCATCGGTCACCCCCTCGAGGATCGGCGCCGGCATCACCCGCGAGACGAGAGTGCCAGGGCAGCGGAAGCCGTCGGGCTGCTCGAGCGCGCAGGGCCCGTCGATGCCCTCGAGCGACCATGTCCATCGCAGGCAGACGTCGCATACGGCCAGGGGCGGCGCGTGTACGCGAAGGTGGTAGGGGACGTGGATCTCGTTCACCCTTCGCGCCCCTTCCGGATCGCCACGACGTCCTTCACGTTCGCGTAGAGCGCGCGAAGGTGCGCGCGCGCATGCTCGACGCTGTCGTGACGCTTGAGCGGCGCCCAGTCGCCCGATGGCGTGCGCTTGAGGACCGTCTTGCCATTCAACCGGTACGGCACTAGCGCTCGACCAACTGGCAGTCGGGGTCGTGACGGCAGACGACAGATCCCTCGCCGGGGAAGCGAATCTCCACGTTGCAGAAACACCCCAGGACGACGAGGTCGCGCAGGACCGCGTGGCATGTGGCGATCCGCATCCTGCCGTAGCGGTCGGCCCGCATGCCAGGCCCCGTCAGCATCCCGTTCAGGACCGGGATCACGCCGGGATGCCGGGCCCGTCGAGCGTGCGGCTGCCCTGGGCGGCCTGGGTCATCATCCCGATCACCTCGGCCAACTGGGCGTCGGCCATCTGATCGACCATCGCGTGCGCGGTCTGGCGCTGCTGGGCGATCTGGCCGCCGATCATGGCGGCAAGCTCGGCCGGCTCGGGGTCCTCGGGCATCGCGGCCATGTCGGCCTCGCCGGGCGGCAGCATCGGGGGCCCGGCCATCGCCGGGTCCGCCGGCCCTGTCATCGCGGGCGGTGCACCGGGGTCGCCGGCATATGGCAGGCGCTCGCCCGTCCTGGGGTCGATCGGCACGTCTCAGTCCTCCGTCTCGGCGTAGGTGGTCGCGTCGGGCTCGCTTCCCGGCTCGTACTGCCCTGGCGACCGGGCCTCCAGCGCGTCGAGACGGCGCGTCAGCGCGACGACGGCGGCCTCGAGCGCGGCGACCCGGTCGAGCAGGGACTCGGTCACTTCTTGTCGCCCTCGGCCTCGGTGGGCTCGACGCCCTCGGCCGCGCGGTCCTTGTCCGACAGCGGCGAGTCCACGGCGGTAAGGCTGGTCACGGCGCGGAACTTGGCCTTGGGCCCCTTGCCATGCTCGCCGGGCGGCCGGTCCATCTCGTCCAGGCGGTCCTTGGTGCCGCTCTGAGCCTTCAACTCGTCGTGGTCGGTGATGGCGCCTGGCTCGGCGAACTGGGGCGGGTCGTGCGGGACGGGCGGAAGCGGGTTGCCTCTCTCGTCGTGCCCCAGCGGCACGTCGGCCTCGCTGAACGGGAACTTGTCCTTGGTTGCCATCGTGCGCGTCCTCCGTTTTCCGTGGGCCCTGGTCATCAGTAGCCCGTTTTCGCCGACACTCTAGGCCGATAGGCGGACGTTGCGCGAACGGTCGTCGGCCTGCCGGCGCGCGCGTACCCCAGGACGGCGGCCGCAATCGCGTGCGTCATCACGCGGTCATCGTTGCCGCCTTCCTCTGCTCGAGGCTTGCCGTCGCCCGGATCCACGAAACGACTCATCTCAACGATCGCCTCCGCGTCTCGGATCCCCAGGCTGCCATCAGACGCCCCCGCCTGCAACGCCGCGATGGCGACGTGGCGGGTGTGCTGGGTCTGCATATACCCGTGCGCATGCTCGACCTTGCCGGTCCGCTGGTCGAAGCGTTCCTGCTGGTAGATGCGCGGGTAGCGGCGCTCGAGCAGCGTGGCGACGACGCCCTCGCCGTGGTTGTTGCGCTCGGGGGCGAGCAGCGCCGGCCCCTTGCGCCCCTGCCACAACCATCCCGCACGGACCAGGAAGCGGGCGAAGTCGCGCGGTTCGGGGCGGCCGTGGTAGGCGGCCACCTGGGCCCAAGAGTCCACGTCGTAGACCGCGGCGGCGCTGTAGTCGCTCGAGGCGTGCCCGCCGCTCGAGTCGGCGGCGATCAGGTAGTCCCGCTGCGGGTCGGCCCATTCCCAGACCTGCCAGCCGCCGGCAACTGACGGGTCGGCCATCACGCCGGCCGCCGTCTTGCGAAGGTCGTAGCGCCCGATCGGCGGGCGGCAGGAATGCTCGAGCAGGTCGTCAAGCGCGTCCTTGGCGAAGATGCACAGACCCGACGCCCGGAAGGCTTCGGCCGGCGTGAGGGGAAGCTCCTGGGCCCCGAGGCCGGGCTCGTCGGCGTCAAGCTTGGCCCGCTCGCGCAGGACAGACTCCATCGTCCGGCCCGGCCGGGCGAGGGCGTTGGCGAAGTAGCGGACGTAGCCGTTGCCGATCGCCGGGTCGGTGCCGTCCTCGACGGCGGCCATGAAGGTGTCGTAGTGGCCGTCGTAGCCGTCGGCGGTGGAGACCTCGACCATCCGCCCCCCGTCGGCCACGGTCGGCCGGATGGCGCCCATTCGCTGCGCCGCCGCGGGTCCGCCGATCTTCCGCTTCCAGCGCGCACGCTCGTCGGCGATCACCGTGCGGAAGGTTCGCGACCGGCCGCTCTCGCCCGATGCCGGATAGGCGACGACGCTCGATGCGCTGTTGTGGTGACGGATGCCGAAGGTGTCGGCCTTGTCAGTCGCCACGGGGAAGGCGCCGTGCAACCAGTCGGGCCCGGTCTCGTACAGGCGCTTGGCGCGCCACACGAACTTGTTCGCCTCGTCCTGGTCGAGTGTGAATACCGCGGTCTCGCCCACCGGGTAGGCGATGCATTCCCACAGCGCGAACAGGGCCAGTCCCCAGGTCCATCCAAGCTGCCGCGCCTTCAAGCCGACGACCCGTGGGTGCCGGCGGACGATCTGCAAGAGGCGCCGCTGCGAGTCGAACAGGACTAGGGGCTCGAGGCCGCGGATCGTCTCGATCTCCAGGTACGGGGCGAGCGCGAGCGGGGAAGCGATTACCGCGCGCACTCGCTCGTCAAGGGTAGGCGCGGCGGGACTGGCGGCGCCGCGCCCTTGCGTTGCCGTGGTCACGGCTTGACGGGTGGCGTCCAGGCCGAGGCTTGCCAGACCGCGAGGGCCTGCCATCGCCGCGCCTCGGCTGCGTGGCAGTCCTCGCAGAACTCGTCGGGCTCGAGGGAGTCGAGCGCCTGGCCGCACCCGGCGCACGCCCTCATGCGGCCGTGTCCTCCGGTGCCAGCACGACGAAGTCCGTCCGGGGGCCCAGTCCGGCGACGCCCGGATGCATCCGACGCCCCAGGGTCAGCGCCCACGGGCCATCGCGCCGCGTGTGCCAGTTGGGCCGGATCACCCGGCCGATCACCCGGTGGCCCGGCGGGATCCGGCCCCCCTCGTCCTGGCGCCGGCACCATGCGCCGGGGATCTTGCCGGCGGCCTCGAGGGCCTCATCTACGCTCGGATAGATCTGGTCGCTCATCCCTTGGCCGCACGTCCTCACCATCCACCGTCATCGTCCGGGTACGGGTCGATCCAACGCGCGATCCGGTAGCGGCCGTCACGGATCCACCGCGCAAGACGCTCTCGCCGTGACTCCCGGCGGCGAACCGTCGGCTTGGCGCCCGCGCGTCTTAGCAGGACGGCAAGGGCCGGGCTGTCCTCGGGGCGGTAGGCGTAGACCTCACCCATGAGGATCTGCGGCGCCCATTCTCCGGTGGGGTCGAGACGGAACCATCGGCAGTTCGTCATGCGGTCGAAGCCGCCAGGCAGTTCGGTCCACTCTGCGACCGGCTCATCCTCCATCCACCGGATCGTTGGCGCTGAGGCGCTCATCCCTTGGCCGCCCGCCGCGCGCGCGCCGCGTCCAGACTCGCCACCTTCTCGAGCGCTGCCTCTAGCTCCGGGTCCTCGCCGGCCGACCGTGCTTCCTCGAGCGCTGCGGCGGTCGGCTGGGCGATGCTGCCCGAATGCTCGACCGCCACCTGCTCGCGGTAGCGGCTGGGCCGGCGCGCCTTGAGGGCAAGCTCGAGCAGGCGGTCGGAGTGGGCGATGTCCTCGCCGACGAGGTTGCCGTCCTTGTCGAAGTGCCGGCGCGTGACGGTGCCCTGCTCGGCCCGGCGATGGGCCTCGCGCTCGAGGCAGTCCGTGCCGCGCTCGTAGGCCTCGTCCATCGCCTTGGCGAACTCGGGGTCCTCGTCGCGCCATTCGTAGATCGTCGTCCTGCCGATGCCGGCAGCGTCCGCGGCGGCCGTGATGGTGTAGGGGAACTCGCCCATCGCCTTGACGAATGCGTCCTTGCGGGCGCGTTGCGACGTTCGCTTACGGCCGGGCCGCATCCTTCCCGGCCTCCCCGTCCCTGCCATCAGACGCCCGCCATCAGGGACCGCAGGATCGTCGCATCCGCCTCGCCCTCATCGAACCGATCGCCGAGAGTGCGCGCTGCCTCCACCGCGTCTGCCACCTTCGCGCTGTGCGACTGCGGGCTCATGCCGTCCGCAGATCCTCCCCAGCCGTCCAGTCCCCAGCAAAAATCGTCAGGGACGACGTCGTATTCCCTTGCGACCATCGCGTAGGCCTCCACGCGATCGTCGCTCTGTCTGCCGACGATCTGCCCGCGCTTTTCGCACGAGTTGATAAGTGATCCGTGGATCAACCGCGCCCACCATGCCGGCGTCGGCGGGGGGTCGGTGGGCTTGTGGGCGGGCTTGGCCCGCTGACGCTCGAGGGCTGCCATGTCGCGGAAGTGGGCCACCTGGGGAACGAACTTGCCATCCCATTCGTCAATCGCCCTGGTCACGACCCGCTCGACAATCTCGGGGTCGCCAATGTTCCTGAGAACGCGCTGGTATTCACGCATCAGCGCCGGCCGATCTTCCCATCCGCTACCCGGCCAGTTGGCCCGAAGCCTGCCAATACTGCGGTTGATCGTCTGCTCGAGGCCGTTCACGTCGCCCATCTTACCCCCTCGTTTCGGACTGCGCGCGCGCACTACGGAAACGTACCGTCTGGCACACACGCTCTGGGTTTACTTCTCCTTCTCCTTCTCTACCGCGACAATCCAGCGACGGATCCGCGGAATGTCCTTGGACGTGTCCGCGGACGGTCCGGTGGACTGATTTGTAAAGTCGTCTTGACGGGTAGGGCACGGCTGCCCTATGGTGGGGCCATGAGAACCGAACGTCAGGGAGCAGCCATGACATCAGAGACCATCCTCGCCGGCACGCTCGAGGTCGGCGATCACCTGGATCGCAACCTCTGGCCCTTCACCATCGCGAAGGTCGAGCGGTTCAACGGCGGCTACGACGGCAGGCAGCCGCTCGTCCGCCTTACCTCGACTGCCGGCGAGCGGTTCACGCTCCTGTCCGATCACCGGATGACGATCCCCGTCATCCGGTGCGCGCGGCGCTCGGGCCGTTGCCCGAACCACCCGGAGCGCCCCTCGGCGCTCGAGTCGGCCGCCGGCTTCTGCCAGGCCTGCTGTGCCGAGGCCGCGCGCGCGGAGGCGGACCGTCGGCAGGGGACCTGGCGCGAGGCGGACCGGCGGCAGGGCAGCCTCTCCGACCGCAGCCTCAGCGTCGCCGAGGACATGGCCGGCGAGAAGCTCCGCTAGACCTTCGCCACCCCGCAGGTCACGGGCCGTCCGCATCACGCGGGCGGCCCGTTGTCGTTGTCGACCTTCCTGGTCCGATCCGCACGTCAGGCAGGCGGCGGGCACCTCGCGATCGCGCCTCAGCATCGGTGCATCGCCTCGACGCTGTTGCCCTCGCGCGTCACGGGGCCGCGCGGGAACCACGCGGTGAAGGTCAGGGTCGAGCGCCATCGCAGAGGCACGCGCGTCGGCTGGCAAACGGCCGTGGTCGAGCGCGTGAGGTTGCCCACGCGCGGGAACGGGATCCGTTGCTGGCCTGAGTCGCCGACCTGCCTCCACTTGAGCGATTGGAAGCGCCACAGCGTGATCCGGTAGGTGATCGGGACGGTCCGCCCGCGCACGAAGAACGTCGCCGTGCCGAAGGCGTAGCCGTGCCACGCCGGCCCGGTCGGCACCTTGACCGGCGGATGCACGAAGGCCTGGACCTGCGCGGCGGCCGAGGCCG